CCGGTTATCTCGTTTACTCGGGTCAATTTATACTCATGACATAGAGTCCCTGAACTTAAACAGGGTCCGGTGCGCAATTTCCGGCTAAAGCGCTAAGCTTCTTGAAACGTAGAGCTTTGCCACGGAATTTCTTTTGAAAGGTGTCTTTTAACCATGCTTTGAACCCTCAAAGCATAAAGAGTCTCCCAATGAACTAGGGGAGCACCTAGAACAACAAATTGAACCTAATTGATAGTCGAAGAAATCTCCGACACCAAGACAGAACAAAGAGGTGGAATAGTACCAGTAACGGCTAGTTTATAAGACACTAAACCAGGATTCAAGAGAGAGCATCTGTACGTAGCGGTCGAAGTTCGACCAAACGACGCAGTACCAACCTCAGGAGAAAGCTGGTTAACCGAATTGGTAATTGCCAATCCAGTAATTGTAGGAGTAAACGTAGCCATGGTATTTAAAGCACCTGCACCAGCCCAAGTAACAATTATAACATAATGGTTACCGGGTTGTCCAGTCCAGGTCAAGGTGTCAGTGGTTACAACCATATCTAAGGTTCCAAAGAAACCATTAGAAGTGGTTCCGAATGGACTTGCAATCACGACACCCGAACGATTAGTTTCAGCAGAAAGAACATTGCCACCAACATCAAATGGCAAAACAGGCTTAAAGAACTCAACACAATAAGAAACCCAGAGCTCCCCAAGATCCTGAACAGGATTAGCTTGAGTAGCAAACTGAAAGTTTCCAAGATCATAAAGACGTAAATCTTGACCAGAAGTTACGGCTCCAGATCTAATGTAGAGCTCGGAAAGAACTGTTTGGGTAGTAGCACATTCCACACCATGCATGAGGTCACGCGTAGGTTTTACAGAAACGGCATACTCACTATTCTCCATTTCCTGCTTTGTGGTGTAAATTGGAACGTCAGCATTATAATTGGTAGCCATGATAACCACACCTGGAGCTCCATTAGTCACAAAATCAGTAATCAACGGTCTAAATTCAAAGATAATTCCATGAAATTTATATTGTTGATAATTTTGTGCTATGGAAGACAACCAGGGGAATGTCGTAGACATACCGGGATTAAGAGGATACGAAGTATTATTAAAACCAGCAGTACCAAATATATCACCCAAATACTCGCGATGGCAAACAATATTTGTTTGCTTCGTGGAGGCAAATTTGGGGATCTGATTACCGTTCGAAAGAACATTATAAGCAGGAGCGGCACCAACGACAGAATAATCGCCGGAGCCGAGAATAGTACCAATACCGGAACCAAGCCATCTACCAACGCCCTTGAGCATTGGCAGATTGAACATTGATCCAAGTCTTTGACCAGTGATGGCCCCCGCATCAGCAAACGGTGTAGCTTTCTTTCGCTTCGGACGGACCGAAACTTGTTGCAACTTTTGAGTGAGTTGCTGAACACTTGCGCGATTTGAGCGTCGCGCACGCCTTCGTGTTTTGTTTGGCATAGTATTGGATACCACAAGCCAGATGGGACTTTACATCAAGGAACAACCAGAATCTGGAAGCAGCCGTGAAGTCTCTTGGCGTTTTGGTTAGCACTACTAAGAGATTTTGGTGCTTTACGTACCTAAACCCAATGGATAATTAGAGGGATCTTACTCCCCGACAATTTAGGGTCGAGTCAAGACCCGTTTAAGTTAACGTCAATTACTGACGAGGGTGTTTAAACCAGAACCACTTCGCTGGGGTTTTCAAGTCTTTTCCTTGAGGTGGCATCGTATTACTACAATGCTTTAGGGCCACCAGCGCCTCCTATTTATAGTCTAGGAACGACTCTTTGAACTTTGATTCAAAGATTCAAATAAGCTTGACTTATCTCATAACTGGGGAACGAATCCCACCAGCCTGAGTCTAAGACAAGTTTCTCTAAATCTCGAAGTTGTGGATAGTGCCGAAGCTCATAGCAAAATTGCTGAAAGCGATCAAGACCTTCAGCATAAGTTAGAGGTTTATAACTTAATAAATTCACTAGCTGTTTATCAATATTCACAGGAACTCCAATACCATTTTCGAAAAGAGTTGAACAAAACTCAAATTTACTCGGGGTAACGTTCTCAACGAATTTAATAACCTTACCCAATTTACTATAAGCTTCAATTGGATTAGGAATTACAGCTTCCACTGAATCATCGCCCATTGTCTTAACAGCTGGTTTCACACCGGCTTCAATAGCTACATGATAAGAATCAATAGCTCGAATATTACTATTCGAAGAGGCCGTTAGATACCAACCAGAAGGCATGAGCCCAGGTACAAGTTGCTGATACATGGAGCCATCACTAAGGACAAACACCTTTCTGGCCATACAATAATGATGGGCAGAAGCGATGCGTTCCCAGTCCGTTCCCTTGGAGCCGTTCAATTCAATTCTACGTTGAAGATCAGCTTCAAGTTCCCATAACTGGACGGAGAAATCCCAGCCGGAGACGTCCGAAGACATCAATCCAGAGCCGGTACTAAACGCCATCTGAGAGATTGCTTCCTGAATAGCTTCTAAACCTGGGTCGTCAAGACCAAGACCAGCACTAGGAGGAATAAGCTTCCAATTGAGAATTTCTTCTCTATTTTGGTTCGAATGAAGAATACGTGATACTATGTTGTCTATAAGAGACACAGAAAATATCAAACGTTGAATCTTCCTCAAAAGTTTAGACTTCTTGTGTGGTTCATTCTTGACAAAAACTTTGCAAGGATCACAAAGACCCAAGCGGACAAGATGTTGAGGTTGCAAACTTTGATTCACATCAAAGTTGCGCAGTAATTCAATCCGTTCCATCACAGCCTCCACTATTACCTCATAATAGCGGGCTAGGACGGATTGATTATCGCTACCTACAACATTGAAAGGAAATCCTGGTGAGGATTTCCTCTCAACCGTGTGGTCAAGGACATAACGTAATCCAATAGCTTCAGCCGTAAGTCGCGAATTTGATCGGGAGTACGGTCTCTCAAAGCCTGTTGGAATTTCCGAGTGTGGCAGATCCTGTTGTAAAGCTTCTCTTGCTTTCGTGACATCAACACTATCGACACTTCGGTGACTGGCTGCCTGGATAAACAAGGACTCACGCTCAGCGCCGGCGTGTCGTGGCGGATAATCCCACTCTGCAAGACTGGCTTTAAATTCAGTTGCTCGTTTAAGAGGGTCAGAGCGAATTGTTGCTTTTCCTCCATAAGCCTTAGCCGAGCATCTACCAATTTCATGAAGTCGGAGTCCTTCTGTTGAGACGGTGCCAGAGCACCACTGATAGTCTCCCCAGGAATAGATTTCCGCAAGACAGGGACTTTCTTCTTTCTTGATAAAGTCGATTGGTCCACTGCCTGCGTCACCGAAGTTCCACTTGGCTCGTGAACTATCTCCTTCCTCAAAGGAGAAGGTTTCTGTCTTTCCTTCACTAGATTGGTAGGAGTGGATTGAGGGGACTCCTCCCCTTTGGGAAAACCCGCTTCAAGTAACGTCTTTTCCGAAGAGCGCTTCGACTTGCGTCTAACTCTCTTCTTACTTCCAGCAGAACTGGTGACAGAACTTGGAGAAGGTGAACGCCTGAATTCCCAATGCCTATGAGAGTCTTCCTCATCATAAAGGTCATTAAGATCATCTTCAACGGTCCAATGCGAATTTCCAGAGACATTAACTGCAGATCCGATTTTAATAAATCGACCAACCTGCTCCGCCTCGTACTCATAATCGTATGTTCTAAATCTCATCTTCTTAGACTTTCCTCTTGGGAGTTCTGACACGATCTCATAAGATCTAGCATCAAAGCCCTCATAGTACTCATTAGAAGCAATACCGTTCTCCTTAAAGTGCAACCAAACACAAGAGACACCGAGATTAGCATCAACACCATTACTCGCTAAATGAACCCCTACCATTTTCCCCTGGTAGATAATCGGAGTTCCACTATAACCAGGAAGGGTTGAAGCGTAGTGAGTTAGGCCAAAGCCACCATCTCGCTCTCCGAAAACACTACCATACGTGATAGTAAGCTTTCCATTTCTGTACCCAACAACCATTATCTGCTTACCTTTAACATAAGATGCAGAAGGTATTGACTTAACTCTCAACACAGAAAACAAAGTCTGTGGAGGATAAAACAAAATAACATCTGCTTCCTTAGAATAAAAAGCAAGCTTAAAGTCAGCAATGACAAGAGGAAGGGTAACACCATTGGCCTCGATGGAAAAGTTATCACCTTGACGGGTGAATTCCTTCCAAACATGACCGGCGGTACCCAAAACAGGCTTGCCATCAAAAGTAGTTCGAAAACCCATACCAGCAACGCAGCCATCGGAGCGTCTAAACGACAACACTCCTTGACCACATGTAAATGCATGAGGGGTTTCTACGAAAGTACTTGCAGGCAAAGCCATCTCATTGAGACTACTGACACTGGAATCAGGTACATCAACCACAAGGTACTGAACCTTGAGGTTTGCTTGTTTGGCTAATCGGTCAATCTCCTTTCGAGGATCGACTGGTGGGTGAACCACCAATTCTTTTGATCTGTAATACAAAACAAAATATTCAATTAACCAAGCAACAAAGTGACACATCTTTCGAAATGTCACAATCACTAAATGAGCTACCAAAGCAATGAACACAAGGAACAAAGTCAATGATAGCAGGTGAATCTGAAGGGGCACAACATGATCTTTAACAACTCCATGGATAGAGCCGTAAAGATCACGAGTTTTACCAACGGATTCACAACAAAAGACAAAGCACTTACTCGCATAAAATACGAAATCAGTTAAATCAAT